GTGTTCTGTCAACCCCCCTGCCCCAACTTTTATCAGTCACTAAAAGTTACGGCACTGAGGGTTGCTCGGATCGGTCATCACAGATTGTGATGCTCACTGTCAGTGCCAGAGCTGCCCGACCGCGGCGCTGACCATGACCAGGATGCCGACTCCCACCACGGCGACCCAGGGTGCGAGGTCGATCACCAGCGCGAGTGTGGGGTGTGAGTCGAAGGGGTGAGCACGACGCGCCTGTCCAGGTTGCACGGCTTGCACGCGGCGCGGCAGTTGGCCGGGTCGTACTTCTCTCCGCCCAGTGACAGCGGCTGGATGTGATCCACCTCGGTTGCCCTGTCCGTACATCGTGATCCCCTGATCTGACATAGCTCCCCATCCCTGGTCATGATGCCTGCCCTGAACGTGCGCCACCTACTGTCACTGCCCTTGACCCAGCCGCTGCTCACGTGGCCGGCGGTATCGGTGCCCGCCAGGCCGCGCCGACGACGATCCCGGCCCATGGGTCCAGCTCTATGTCGATCGTCTCGGCCGACCACGCGGCACCGGATGCGAACCTGACTGCCTCGGTCTCGTCATCGACCGTGACCAGGGCCATGGGCCTTTCCCCGTTCCAGATCCTTACCGTCTTGATCATGTACGCCCTTCCACTCGATCGAGGATACGTGTGCTATAGCCCAGTGTCAAACTCTGCCCTAGCCTGGGCATCCAGCATGATCTCGTTCAGATGCCACTGGCTGGTCAGTGCCTCCCCGATCAGCCTGGCGGTATCGGTGTCCACCATGAAGCCGATCGAGATGTCCACCTGATCGTCCGGCTGGTCCCCGATCTGGAGATAGAGATTGCGCCGGTTCCTGCGTCCTGCTCGTAGCTTCACGATGCCTCCACATTCTTGCGACTGACCTTGACCGGCACCATGGCCGGCGGCAGGGCGCACCCCTGGATCGGCGGCAGTGGCACGGTGTGCAGCGGCTCAGTCCGCAGCAGATACCGGTGCTTCAGCTCGGCACTGAGCAGGGCCTCGGACTCCAGCCAGGCAGTGAAGTCCGTGTGACTGAGGTGCGTCCACCAGCCCAGGGCGCGATGCTCGCGCACCATGGTCCCATCGGTGGTCCAGGTGTACGAACCGTCCGGGTCGCGCCTCCAGAACGCCACCCCGCGCTGGCCGTACCCATCCACCCACACGCCGATCGTGTCCGTCAGGACGTACGAGTCCCGGGCCTGGCCCTGCCGATATCCACGGCTGAAGCCCGGACGGGCCAGCCACCCGTGCCCCTCCGCCAGCTTGACCATGGCGCTCGCGCTACCCGGCCACCAGGACCACTGAGCGCGGAAGCTGTCCATGCTGGTGAACTCCGGCGCCGGGCCGGTCACGGCGTCTCGTCCGGCCAGAGATGCGCCACAGCCAGGGCGTCACGACCATCCGGACTCATGCCGATCCCGTGCTGGCTGGCGGCTTCCTCGGTCTTCTGAAGCCAGCCCAGGACCGCGGCCGGCGGATCCTCCAGGTAGGCCACGGCCCGCTCCAGCGCAGCATGGTTGAGCCAGCCGAGGACCCGGTTGCAGGTCTTGTCCCCGCCGGAGCAGAGCAGGCCACGTACCTGCCCGGTGAGGTGGTTGTGGTCCACCCCCAGGCGCCGCGTACCGCGTGCGTTCGGGTCGTCCGGATGGATGCCCCGGGCGACCCGGCAGATCCAGCAGCGGCCTTTCTGGGCCACGTACAGCGTGCGGTACTGATCCGGGGTGATGGTGTATCCGGCATCGCCGGACAGGCCTTTGCGGTAGAACGCGCGCCAGGCCGTGATATCGGCCTGGCGCATTCCGGCCGGCGGTGTCCAGAGCGCGGAGATCAGACTGGTCACCGCTCGATCTCCGCAATGATCTTGTAGTGGGTCCGCATGCGGCGACCGCGCTTGCCCGTGTAGACCAGCTCGGCCGATCGCTCCAGCAGGCCGGCGGTGGCCGCCCGCTTGGTCAGGCCGATCAGCGTGGACACGGCGAGGCCGTGCGCCTCGGCCACTGTGGCTGCGATCGGGTAGATGTCCTGGGCCTGCTCCGGGGTGCGCGCGAGTGCGTTCCAGATGTCTGTCCAGGCCGGGCCTAGCCGCGCCCCTTGGCTCGGGTAGCCCGGACTCAGGTCCGGTGGCGTCTTGATCGTAGTCATATCTGAACTATAGCCCAGAGACGTTCAGGCCGGAAGCCGCCGACTCACACTCCAGGCAGTCCACCAGGTCCAGGGTGCGAACCAGGCGTGCCCGCATCGGCCCCAGATCATCGCCTGCGAACAGGCAGGCGCTGGCCCCGCTTCCTGTGTCCAGGTGCGTCCTGGCCGGGATCAGGGACCGCTGATCGGTCCGCGGGTCGCGGTAGTCCCGGAGCAGGCCCGTCCGGATCATCTCGTTCACGGCCGGGCTCACGTGGCCCAGCCGACTGTCGACCGGCCCGCGCCACACCCCGGTCCGGCTCCGGGTGAGCACCGTTCCGCGCTCGATGGCCAGCATGACCCGCGCCGTCTCCAGCTCGGTCACATACGGCGCGAACCTCTGGGCACGGCGCAGGACCATCGGGTCACGCACGTGGGCGGTAGCGCGGGTCACGTACCGCTGATCCGCCTCGTCCAGCTGCTGAGTCGTCATCGTCATACCTGGACTATAGCACGGGTAGCTTACTGCCTCACCTGCCAGAGGACCACGCTTGTCTGATCGATGCCGACCTTTTCAATACCGATCGAATGATGCAAAATCATACCAAAGGTGATGAGAGGGTTACCGCCAAGCTGGCGAACGCGCTGAACCGTGGCCGGCGTCTCCTTCCGGGTCAGGCAGTTGAGTAGTTCAGCCGAGGTGAAGATCTTGGTTCCCATGTACCGCTCGGCGCATTCAGGCATCGTCATAGTCCCGATAGTACTAGGTAGTCCAGGCGCGCCGAGGTCCGGCCAGAGCGTGACGGCCGCCGGGCGGGGACTACGGAAATGTAGTCACCTCTGCGGGTAGTCACCCCCCGATGACTACCAAATGACTACACGTTTCCGCAGGTCAGACCCCCTTTTTTGTCAATGTAGTCAGTAGTCACCGATCCAGCGGGTTACTCAGTTATCCGTAGAGGTCTGTGTACTTAGAGACCCTTCCCCTTTTTCTCTTGCGTATAGAGAGGTGACTACTGACTACATTGATAAAAAAGGGGGTCTGACCTGGGAAAGTTGCGTAGTCACCCTGTGGTCACTTCGGGGTGACTACCAAGGGGGGTGACTACAAAATCGGCCCCCACCATGTCCGGTGAGGGCCGATCCGTCCTGCTATGTACGCCTAATCGTCCTCGTCATCGGCCCTGGCGAACGCGGCCGTGTCGTCCGGCGCGGCCACCAGGCGCAGCCCGTTGAACGTCCGGACCTTGCGCGGCCCCGACTCCGTGCGCTTGGACCGGCGCGTCTCCTTGCTGTTGGTCACCTCGGGGAACAGGTCCAGCACCGATGACCGCAGCGTCTCGGCCGTGGCGGAGTCCCGGCGGCGCCGGGTGCGTTCGCACCATTCCTCGTACGCCTTGACCAGGTCGTCCTCGAAACACCAGGCGCCCGCATCCGGCTCCAGGTACTCGTCCGCGAACGCGGTCACGGCGTCCCCGCCGTCTCCGACCCGCTCTCGCAACTGCCGGGACCGGGCGCTCTCGGTGAACCGGCCCGCCTCGGTGAGCCTGTCCAGTCCGTCCAGTGCCCAGTTGAGGATGCCCGGCAGTTCCTCCAGCAGGCGCCGGGTCAGGCCGTGATCCTCGCGGCCGGCGAAACTCTGGGTGAAGCGCACGATCCGCAACCGATTCGCCATGGCCCGTGACGGGTCGCTGAACCGCGGGATCTCGTTGCCCGCGAACATCACCCTTACGCCGAGCGTTCCCTGCCAATCGGTCCTGTTCTTGCGCGGAACGGTGACCTTGTCCTCACCCGATATCTCCAGGATCTGCTGGATGGCCACCTGGGCGTTGCTGTTGTTCCAGCGAACGTCCCCGAACGCCAGCAGGCTCTTGCCGATCAGACTCTCCATCCCGAACTGGCCTGCCAGCACATCCAGACGGCCGGCGGCCACGTTCTCCGTGCCCGTCATGGCCGTGAGTACCCGCAGGATCGTCCCCTTGCCCGATCTGCTGGCCCCGGCCAGGCTGGCGATGGCGTGGATGTCCGTCCGGCCGCTCAGCACGTACCCGAACCACTCCTGAAGGAACGCCCGGTCGTCGTCGGCATCGGGCAGCACCTGTCCCAGGAAGCGCACCCAGGCAGGCGCGTCCGCCCCGGCCACGTACGGGAACGGCCGGGACGTCAGGTTGAAGACCGCGGGTGAGTGCGGCGCCAGCTGCCTGCCCGGGACATCCCGGAGTACGCCGTTCTCCAGCGCGAGCACCCGATCGTCGTCCCCTGCCCGCTGAAGCACCCCCTCGCCGAGAGCGGCCACCACCTCCCGCACCTTGGAGATCGTTGGTGCCCAGTTCATCACCTCGAATGTGGGTTTGGCGCCTTCCTCCACCTTTTTGGGCTTCAGGTAGGTGGCGCGCTCGGTCGCCAGCCGCACCCAGCCCCGGATGGTGACTTCCTCCGCTGGCTCCCAGCGAGTACCCGCGTGCCGGTAGAAGTCCCCCTTCCACCAGGTCAGCGGTTCCGGGTAGCTGGCCAGCAACTCCCTGGCCACATCAGTGGGCATGCCGGGGCTGGGCAGGGTGCGTGCCGGGGCAGCCTCGTTGGCCCCCACAGCGCCCGTCACGGCCACAGCGGACCCGGGGGCATCCGCAGGCACCACCGGGTCCGCCTGGACCGTCCAGGGCTCTTGAGCGCCGCGTGCGAGGCCGGCGCCGATGCACGTGGCCGCTGTCCAGCTCTTGCCGTTGGCCACGTTCCAGGAGTCGGAGTGGACCCCGCCGGTCTTCAGGGCCTCCAGGAGCATGGAAACGGCCACGTTCTCGGTCAGATATGCCCCGGCCACGAACCGCCCGAGCACCCTGGCCGCTCCGCCGAGCGCGTTGTTGATCTCGCCTTCCCGCGCCGCGGCCACGGCGGCGATCTGGCCTTCGATGACCCGCTGCGCCTCTGGCCGGGTCCAGATGCCGCTCTCGGCCTCGTCGTAGAAAGCGTCCGAATCGTCCCGCTCGGCAGGCGGCTCCGCCTTCCGGGGCACCTTCCCGCGGCTGGCCAGGATGACCAGCTGGCGCAACTCCGGAGAGTTGGCGGCCACAGCCATCGTGTCGTCATCCAGGTCGGGCTCCAGGTCCCAGGCATAGGCCACGTCCAGGCCCTTGTACTCCCCGTACTTGCTGGGCCGCACTGTGGGCGGCAGGAATACGAACCCGCGGCCGGTCCCGTCATCGGCCCCGGCCTGAAGGTCGATCCCGGTAGCGGGTTTGCCCTTGGCCAAGTGGGTCCGCGGGATGAACAGGTGCTGACCGGTGCTCGGGGTCAGCGCCCTGCCGATGCTGCGCGGCAGGGCGCCAGCAGCGCTCAGTTCGGCCATGCCCTTGTGGCCGCCGTTGCGCGGGTCCACGTCGATCACGTCCAGCAGGACGCCGGTGACCATGCACAATGCCATCCCGGGACGCCACCGGTTGATCCAGTTGAGGCTCTGCTCTCCGGCCCTGGTGGTCTGCCAGCCGTTCGGGTACAGGAATTCGCCCGGACTGGAGCTGTTGCGGTGGGCCGAGAATATCGGCGCTCCGGCCAGGGCTAGGCCGGCGGCGACCTTCAGCGCGCGTTCTTGCTCATGGGACACGTCGGTCACGTCTGATACCATCGCTCTCACTGTGTTGTGCTGCGTCGTCGAGAAAGCCCCCGGAATGTCACCCCGGGGGCTTCTTGCTGTCTGGTGACCCTACCGCCTCGGCGGGACACCGACCGTCACTCGATCAGCCGCGCGGGTCACGGCCGTGTACATCCACTGCCGGGCCTGCGACACGGCGGCCTGCTGGCCTTCCCGCTTGCCCGCGGCCCAGATCATCGTGGGCGTCTCGTCCACGATGTAGACACTGTCCCACTGGCTGCCCTGGGCCTTGTGGACGGTGATGGCCTGGGCGAACGTCGCCAGCATGCGGTTGCCGCGCATCCCGGCGCCGGAGTTCTTGGCGGCCACCTGTTCGTCCTGGCCGGCGAACCCGTCCGCGTAGACCGGGATGACCTTTTCCACCCCGTTGTCCCGGTCGGTCAGGGTCAGGGTCGGCCCCAACTCCCCGGGCTCGACGCCGAGAACGTCGAACTGCTGGCCGTTGAAGATGGCGAGGTCCTTGTTGTTGGTCAGGCACATGATGCGGTCCCCCGCGACCACCTGACCGTCCGGGCGCCCGAGCTTGCGCCGCATGGCGTTGATCATCGACCACCGGCGCTTGTTGCTCCAGACCAGGACCTGATCGGCTTCCATGGCCTCACGGACCGAGGCCTCCCGCTTGTCGTCCCCGTTCAGGCCGAGGCCGGCGGTCGCACTGTTGCGGATGCGGGTGGCCAGGTTGAGCACCGGGGAGTCCAGGGCCTGGCGGTGCACCTCGTCCAGCAGGAAGGCCGGAGTGCGTTGCGTGTAGTGGCCGCCTCCCTCGATCGGGGGCAACTGGGCCGGGTCGCCGAGCACGATGATCGGCACCTCGTAGGCCTCGATGTCGGCGGCCAACTTGGAGCCGACCATGGACACCTCGTCCAGGATGATCAGCTCTGCCTGACTCCATTCGCTGTCCGGATTCCATTCCCAGGACAGTCGCCGGGCGTCGGCCTCCAAGGCTGTCACCTTGACCTCCAGCAGGCCTATTTCCTGTTCGCGCAGAGCCTGAGTGCCGTCGAAGACGGCCTGGTCGTCGGCCCGCAGGTCGGCCAGCTCCTCCCGCGCCGCGTGCAGCGCCTCCTTGGCCTCTTCGCTGGCGGTGGGGAAGTAGATGGCCGAGTGGATGGTGCTCACGGGGCTGGCGCCCTTGCCGCGCAGCACGTGGGCTGCCTTGCCGGTGAAGGTGCCGTAGCGCACACGCTCCAGCCCGAGCGCCTCGGGAATGGCCTTGGCCATGGTGGTCTTGCCGGTTCCGGCGTACCCGAAGAGCGGGAACACGTCCGCGCCGAATCCGTCACCGGTGCCTGCATACCAGTCTTTGATGGTGTCGAGGGCTGATGTCTGCTGGGGGCTGAGGTCTACCATGCCGTGAACTATAGCATAGGTAAGATCCGGTACCGGGCCTGATCCGGATACCTCCCGAGCACTGACTACCTATGCTATAGTTCGGGTATGGACAAGACGGCAAAGCTCAGCGAGGCGATGATCCACGCCTTGGAGGTGACAGGCCTGGACGACATCATGGCCGGCGGCCCGACCCGAGCGGCCCTCATGCGCCGAGGCCTCGTATTCAAGCGGGAGGGCAGCGGCCGGTTCGGTCACTTCACCGAGGCCGGACGGGCGCTGGCAGCCGATATGCAGGCCCGTAAGCGCGCCCGTCCAACCGGCCCATGCCAGGCGCAGTCCACCTTCATGTGCACTGGCGAGGCCGCCGGAGAGCGCCTGAACCCCCTGGTCATGCTGCCGGGCTCGACGGTCCGTCCCCATTACGTCCCGATGTGCCAGCCCTGCTATGAGCACCTGGCCGACACGTTCGCGAGAGAGAGGCACACGTCATGAGGAAGATCAAGATCAACCGAGACCTGGTCATCCACCTTCAGGTCATGCTCATGTGGTTCACGATCGCACTGTTCTGCTGGGCCAACGTATTCGACGCAGCGGCCCGCGCTCTGAACATCATCGCGCTGGTTCCGCTCTTCGGTGCCGTGACGCTCCATATCCTCTTGGCGCGTAAGCCGTGATCAAGATCCTGGTCGACACGATCCGCGCCAGTTTCGTCAACGGCGTACGCAAGAGCGTGGACGTCGACGTCTACGAGGTGCGCCGGGGCAACGAGTCCATCCTGACCGGTTTCGAGGTGCGCACGAGCACGGGCTATCTGGCGACCTTCCCCGAGGCACACATCGAGTGCCTCAGGGAGATCTGTCTCAAGGATCGCGGCCACTCGACCGTCAAGCACGACACCTCGCACTGCCACGGCCTGCATCATCGCAAGCAGATCACGGCGTTCGCTAAGGAGGTGGCCAAGACGTACGGCTGCAAGACGCAGAACGTTGCGCAACCGATCAATGCCCCTACCCGGCACCGCCGGGCCACCCTGAGCGTCCGCGACTGGAACGCCACGGTGTGGGCACAGAAGATGGAGCAGGCACTATGACGCCAGCCGAACGTGCCGTGATCGAGAAAGCTCTCCGATGGTGGGATGACCGGGATGCCTGGGCAGACGATGCCCTCTACTTCGCGGTGATCAACCTCCGGGACGAACGCGCGGCCAAGACTCCAGCCGAGCGCGCCGAGATGCCCCTCACCTACGGACAGGTGGTTGAGGGGGACGAGGTGCTCTCGGTCAAGCTGAATCGCTGGTATGCCGTGTCCGCCACGGTGCTGCGCGCGGACGGCATGGTCAGGGTCACGATGCCCAAGACCGGGCGGCCGGCGGCCAAGGGCAGGCCTCAGATCAACGCCTGGCACGACTTCGACCCGGCCAAACCCTGCCGGGTCCGCCGCGGGATCTCCGGCGAGGCTGTGGACATGATCGTGTCCGTCCTCTACTCCGGCCCGGACACGGTTACCCGCAAGGACGCCCCGGAGGCGACCGCCGATCCCGAGCTGGCCGGCGCCGCGCACGATCCGGAAGCGACCGTTCCCGAGGACGAACAGGAAGAGGTGATCGAGCCGTGACGTCGACCTGGACGTGCCTGTTCCTCGGCGGCCCGCTGGATGCCCGGTGGTTCACCACCGTCCGCTACCGCTCGGTCCGGGTCCGGGACACCGGGCGTGTCGTCCCGGGCCAGGCGTTGCCGCTGGACCTCCTGACCCTGTCCGAGGTGACCACCTACGTCCCGCACCGCTACCGCGTACCCGGGTGGCGCATCCCGCTGGACCTCTACCTCCACCAGAGCCTGGGCATCGCCGAACCGGTCATCCCGGCGGGGACCGTGCTGCCCGGCTCGATCATGGGCATGACCGGTGAGAGCCGGGAGGGCTGCGTGGTCTGCGGGGGTGAGCCGATCGAGGGCTGGCCGTTCTGCGAACGGCGCACGGCCGGGATGTCCCACGCCGTGCTGGCCGCCGAGATCATCCGATTGAGATGGGAGATGCCGTGAGCATCTTGCGGCCGTATCAGCGCCAGGCCGTGTCCGCGTTCTGGGACACGCTGGCAAGCGAGGACGTCAACCGCGTGGCCATCGAGATGGCCACGGGCCTGGGCAAGACCGTGACCGCGGCCGGCGTTGTGGACGAGTGGCTGCGCGGTGTCATCGACGCGGACAGGACAGGTTCTGACCTGTTCCGGGGGCACCGGGGCGGACGCGTCCTGTTCCTTGTCCACACCGATGAGCTTGTCCGCCAGACGGTCAAGACCCTGTCCGCCGTGGTCGGGGACCGCTGGACCGTCGGCGTGGTCAAGGCCTTGTTCAACGAGGTGGGCGCGGACATCGTGGTGGCCAGTGTCCAGACCCTGGCCCAGGTCGGCCGGCGGGAGCAGATCACGGACGTCGGCCTGATCGTCGTGGATGAGTGCCACCACGCCACGGCCGCCAGCTATCGGGCCATCCTCTGGCACTTCGGGGCACTATGCATCTGCCTGCCCTACGAGGCCGGCGGGGACGGCCCCGAGAGGGAGTGCCCCGAGCACGGTGACAGGTCGGTCCGGGCCGTCCCCGTGCTCGGCCTCACGGCCACGTTCGCGCGTACGGACGGCGCGGCCCTGGGTCGGGTGTGGCAGGCCCTGCCGTTCACCCGGTCGCTGTCCTGGGCCATCCGCCAGGGCTACCTAATCGACCTGGTCCCGTACACGATCACCGTTCCAGACATCACGCTGGCCGAGAGCCAGGACACCCTGGACACCCAGCTGGCCGAGTCCCTGGCGCCGGAGTTGGTAGTCCAGGCCTGGCTGGACAAGGCGGTGGACAGGATCCTGAGCAATCTTGTGGAGCATCCGTCCACAGTCCTGTTCGCGCCACGGGTGGCCTCGGCCCACCGGTTTGCGGACGCCTTCAACGCGGCTGGCGTCAAGGCCGAGGTGATCAGCGACCAGGTCCCGCTGGCCGAGCGCCGGGCCATCCTGGAGCGCTACGAGGCCGGGGTGACCACGGTCGTCTGTAACGCCATGGTCCTGACCGAGGGCTGGGACAGTCCCCGCACCATGTGCGTCGTCGTGGCCAGGCCGACCAAGAGCGTGCCCCTGTTCGTCCAGATGGTGGGCCGCGGGTTGCGGCCGTGGCTCGGCGCTGAGGCGCCCCCACGGGACGAACAGACCTGCACCCTGCTATGCGTCGCGGACACGACCACCCAGCTGGCCACGTACGCGGACCTTTCCGATCGTCCCCTGGCGGCAGGCCAGGAGGGCAAGACCCTGGCCCAGATGGAGGACGAATTCGATCTCGGCCGGGAGCTGGACGCGTCTGAGATCATCGAGTACCGCGGGCCGGTACGGGTCGAGCGCTGGGACGCCGCGGTCCAGGCGTCCAGCAAGGCCTGGAAGTTCACCGATGCAGGTGTGCCGTTCCTGCCCACCAGGAAGCGCTCGGAGGGCTACGTGTTCGTGGTGGAGCGGGGCGGGGAATGGCAGACCTGGAGTCGGAGTACGGCCATCCCGCCTCTGGGTGGAGGACAGCGGGCCGTGGTCCGGCGGGAGTCCGCGGCGCCGGATCTGGAGCTGGCCATGGCGCTGGCCGAGGACGTGGCCCAGGAGTTGGGCGGGGACGTCGGCGCGATGCTGGCGGACAAGGGCCGGGCCTGGCGCAAGGTGGTCCCGTCGCCCGAGATGATCGCCCAGGCGGAGCGGCTGGGGATAGATGTCGTACCCGTGATGCAGAGTAGGGCCTCGGGCAAGGCCGGGCGCCTGTCCGATCTGATCGACAAGGTCACGGCCACGCGGGTGATCGACCCTGTGGTTGCCAAGATCAAAGAGAGAGTCTGATCTGATGAGTGATTTCTACGACGAGGCCGATGGTCCGGTGATGATGGACCCGGCCGAGGCCGAACAGCGCCAGGCAGGCTTTGCAGCCGCCATTGCGGACATGCCGAATCGCATCCCCCCGTATCGGGAGTCGGCGGGCATCTGGCCGGCGTTCGGCCCGGTCTTCACGGCCGAGTACCGGACCGAGTGCGAGTCCTGCGAAGACCCGATCGAGCCGGGCGAGGACGCCCGGGCGGACGGTTGCGGGGGCTGGATTCACGCGGACACGATGTGCGAAAAGGTGGCCAAGCAGTGACTGACGACCTGGACGGCTTCTACGACGACGCGCCCCGCAAGCTCGATCGCAGCAAGGGTGAGCACGCGTACGGGGTGGCCAATGGCCGCTACGACTTCCCGGCGCCCCCGGGGACGGTCCGGCCGTCGCGCGGCTACATGCGCTGCACGCGTAAGGCCGCGGCATTCTCCGACCAGATCCGGCTCCAGAACTGGCGGGAACGCCTGCTCCAGATGGGGATGCGGGAGGACGAAGGCCTGCTCTTCGATGAACTTGCCGCGCAAGGCCTGGAGACGATGGACCCGGCCGAGGCGAAAGTCTGGCTGGAGCAGCATGCCCAGAAAGCCATCGACCGGGCCGGCGGCGGGGTCGGGGCGCGGCGCGGGACGGCCAGGCACACCATGCTCCAGGTCTTCTACGAAGAGGGCTACGTCACCGGGCACCGCACGATGCGGCTCCAGCTGGAGAGTCTCTTCGAGGCCCTGGAGCGTCACGAGCTGGACGTGCTGCCCGGGTGGTCCGAACGGGTGGTGTGCAACCCGCGGTACGGGATCATCGGCACCCTGGATCTGGGGGTGTCGTGCCGCCGGACCGGCCAGATCGGCATCCTGGACCTGAAGACGCAACGGCAGTTCTGGTCGTACCTGGAGATCTGCGGTCAACAGGAGGGCTACGACTCCGGCCCCTGGGCCTGGGAAGGTCCGCGCAGTCCCGAGGGCCGCTGGGCTCCGGCGCCGAGGTGGGATTTGCTGGGTGTCCCCGGTGGGGTCGCGCCGGGCCGGCGGGTGGCCCTGCTGGCCCACATGCCACAGGCGCCGGGTCCCCACCAGCTCCCGGTGGAGATTCACGAGGTGGACCTGACGTTCGGAGCCGAGGTGATGGAGCTGGCGGGCCGCAACATCGAGTTGCGCTCCCGGGGCGCCTCGGTGGCCGGCGGCCGGCGGGTCGGCGGACTGCGCCCGGTCCGGCCGATTCAAGCCGCGGTAGGGGTTGCGTCCCGTGCTATAGCCCAGTAAGGTTGTTCTTGTAAGGCAGGGCGGTGAGAGCGCCGGTAGACCGCAAGGATCATGCCGGAGACAGGCGCCATCCTGCCTTACAAGAACAACCGCCCCCGCCCTGTTCAGCGAGTCGTAAGCGGCCAGTGTCCCCTCGGGACGTCAACGCAATGGCCCAGCAGCACTGTGTAGGCCTAGGCCGCCCGTTCAAGTCGGGCCGGGGGCACGCAAGTACGGCACGCCCGGGGGTCGCTCCCTGGGAAGCCGGGCACGCAGACCAGGTCACGAAGTCGTGCCGGTCCCTGATCCCGGGGTTGCCCCCCAGGTACGGGGCTGGGCGTCCGGGGAGCGGTACCCCGGCTGGTCGCGTACACGTTTTCCAGGTGAGGGAGAGAGACATTGCATAAGACGATCGCAGCCCTGATCGGTACGATGACCCTGCTCGGGGCACTCGCCATCGGCACCCCGGCGCTGGCGTCCGGTGGGAATTGCAACCCGAGCGGCGTGTGCTTCTACGACACGGCCAGCTCAGCCTCCCCATTCTTCGACTACGACGGCGGGGACAACAACGGGTACCAGTGCCTGACCTTCCCGAGCGGATATCAGGCCAGGGCCAGCTATGTCAACAACCGGTCCAGCCACAAGTGGATCGTGTACACCAACACGACCTGCTCCGGGACCACCTCGTCCTACCTGTACGCCAACACCCAGGGCACCATGAGCGGCATCTGGAACAACAGCATCCGGTCCATGATCTGGTAAGACGCATCATCGGGCCTGTAGCTCAGTGGACAGAGCACCGGAGTCGAAGTACGCGGGTTGATCGCCGCGGAACGTATCCGGAGGACAGCGGTTCGAATCCGCTCAGGCGCGCGGCTGAAACGAGTTCCCGATACCCGGCAGGCCAGAACGATGATGCGTGATGAATCGGCGAGGACGCCCTGATGGTGGCGTGACGGCTCGGAGAGACGAAGCGGCGAGGGGCGGACGGCAACAACCAGCGAGCGTCTTCCGGGCCGCATTCCCGGCGCCCCTCGCGTCAAGCCCTGGATAGGTAATTGTCAACCCCAAGAATGGCGCATGAGGGGTGAGCGTGGTTCGAGTCCACGTCAGGGCACGAGGTCGGGCGAACACGCCCGGCCCGGAAGAGAAGAGAAGCGCGATGACCGACAGCACCGAAGAGTTCTACGACGATGCGGCCAACACCTTCCCGAGCAAGGTCGATCTGGCCTCGGACGGGACGTTCGAGCACGGCCGCATGGGGGCGGGCCGCCTGGTCGCCATCTGGGCCGTCAAGAACGGCGTCGGCACCAAGGACGGCAAGAGCTACCCGTACGTGGACAGCATCACCCTGGTCCTGGACGACGGGCCGGACGGCACCTATCTCACCGAGCTGGTGGGGCCGGCGCCACAGCGCATCGAGATGCAGCACTCAACCGGCGGCCTCGTCGCCCGGCTCAAGGGCCGCGTCGATGGCCGCAACGCCAAGGGCGTGTCGCTGAAGTACCGGCCGATGATCGGCCGAATCAACACCCAGCCCTCCAAGGCGAACGCCGCGGTGGCCGCCTACTCGATCAGTCCTCCGACCGAGGATGACCGGGTGGTCGTGGACGGATTCAAGAAAATGATCATCGACATCAACCAGGAGCTGGAGTCCAAGGACGCGGAGGACTCCGACACCCAGGCCTTCGAGTAGATCAGCCCTTGCGAGGCTCGGACTCCGAGGGGGAGTCCGAGCCTCGCACCCTTTCCAGCACAAGGAGAGCGACACGTGGCGTCTTCAGAGATCACGGTCCGGCTGAGCCGTGAGACCGAATCCTTCCTGACCGAGATGACCAAGGCCATCACCCAGGCCACCAGCACGTTCCGCCAGCCGCCCGGCACCGTACCGGCCAGGACACCCGGCAACCTGGAGCCGGTCACGATCGGCTCCCCGGGCGGGGTGAAGGTGCTCTGGGTGGACGACATCGGGGAATCCCACTGGCCCAAGGCCGGGGTCGACTGCTCCGCCCGCGGCTGGCGCCAGGTCTGGGCTCGGAAGCCGTGATGACCAGGGGTCTCTTCTTCCTGGCCCCGCGCCCGGAGTGTGAGTTCCCGTCATTCCTGCCCGTGCCGCAGTGGGCCAGGCCAGCACGGCGCGAGCACAACCGGGGCCGCACCCAGCCCAGCTCCCGGCGCTCCACCTCCGACAAGACCGGGGAGGCCACCCGGCGGCGGCTGAGGGAGGCCCTGGTCGGCAAGTGGGGTCCGGTCTGTCACATCTGCTGGTCGGCCGGCGTCACCGATCACCGGGCCGTGATCGACCTGGAGCTGAAGTGGCCGCATCCACAGAGCTTCACCCGGGATCATGTCCGGCCGCGCTCGCTGGGTGGCCGGGACTCCCTGGCCAATCAGCGGCCGGCGCACAAGGTGTGCAATGAGAAGCGCGGCAACAAGCCGCTGACGAGGAGCGAGGCAGCATGAGTCTGGAACAGATCGAGCGCCTGGAGGACGTGTGTCCGGGCGATTTGATGTTCGGGCCGATCAGCGGTTTGGCCGGCGTCGCGGTGAGCATGGGTGAATTCGTGGTGGACGGCGGTTTCCACGTCGGCCCGCTGGACGTGCGCCACGTCGGGATCGTGGTGGAGGCCAGCCAGACGTACGATACCGGCCTGATCACGGCGCCGCGCCTCGTCCAGGCCATGCCTGGCGGGGCGCAAGAGGTGGAGATGACCTACGCCACCCACTGGACCACCAGGCACGCGTACGCACGCCTGGTGGAGGACTACCCCGGCCAGGCGCTCGACGCCGCGGCGATCGCCCGGCTCATGGTGGAGCACAACGTGGCGTACTCCGCGGCCAGCTACCCGGCGCTGGCCGCCTGGCATTGGGGACTGAGCACACCCAGGCTGGAGGCCTGGATCGGCCGGCGCCAGGAGCCGATCGAAGCCGGGCTCGATCCGCGACTCCCGTGCGGCATGGTGGCGCTCCCGGTGGAGGCCATCTGCTCCGTGCTGGCGGATCAGGCCTGGAGCTTGACGGATAAGAAGATCATGGTGGGCGTCCCCCATCAGTGCGTCACCCCGAGTACCCTGGCCACCCGGTTGCTGTTCGGCGGGCCGTCGCTGGTCCAGGCCTGGGGGTTCGTCGCGGACCACCTGCACCCGTGAGGTTGACTGTGGAGCAGGTGCTCTTGATCGGGTGCCTGCTCCTGGCCCTCGGGCTCACCTGGTGGGCCGCGGCCACGCTCGGGCAGCCATACAGCCTGCCCAGGCGTTCTCTGCCGCCCGTTCGGCGCGATCCGGTCCACCAGGCGCGCCACTCGCTGGAGGACGCTCAGCGGGCCACTGCGCGGTTCTACGTCGGAGAGGTCCGCGCCCGGATCGCACGCGAGGATCTCAACCGGGATTGAAACGTATCAAGTCAGGGCAAAGAGGAAGGCCTCCACCCCTCTCGGGTGGAGGCCTCGGCCGGCGGCTCAGACGGTGCGGATCTCGACGGTGTCCCCGCGGCGTGCCAGGCGGAGGATCTGCCCCCGGGCGACGGCCACCTCGGCTTCGTGCAGCTCGTACAGGGTGCCCGCCTTGCGGCCCTTGGCCCCTTCGATGCTCCAGACCAGGTCCACCCGGGTCATCCCGTCCGCGTCGATCATCATGTCCGTCTCCCTCTGTCGTCCTCGCCTTGTATCTATACTATAGCACACGTAGCGCTCCGCCGGGCGGGAGAGCGCTCTCTCAACTGTCGGGTACCTGACAGTTTCCAGACTGTGGATCTCTTGGCCGGCGACTGGCGTGGATCTTCTAATCTGCTCTATCGCGGACCCCGGGCTGATCGACCCGGGGTCCGTCCACGTGTGCTATAGTCTAGGTATGACGCAGAACGAGGCACTGGTGATCGGCGCGGCGGCGCCGGGGCTAGCTACGTGTGCTATAGTCTAGGTATGAGCAAACACGGGATCTGGAAAGTGCGGGCCGAGGGCTACGCACATGACGTGCTCTGGGACTACCGCTGGGTCTGCGAGTGCGGCCGGAAGTCCGTGTGGTTCTCCGACATCACGCGTCGCGACGCCTCGGCGGAGCGACACCTTGCCAAATACGAAGGGGAATGATCATGAGCCTGATCGGGAAGCTCTGGACCGGCGCGGTGGCGTACGTGTCCCTGCTGGCCGGCGCCGGACTGTCCATCGCGGGCAACGTGGCGGACACGTACCGAATGCGCGGCGCGGCCACTGACGCCCTGGACGTGATCCTGGCCGGCGCGGCCCCGGCCCTGGTCCTGCTGACCGTGGAAATGTTCGTGTCCCCTCGGTGGTCGGCGGACAGGGGCTTCCAGGCGCTGCGGTGGCTCGGGTGCGGCCTGCTCGGCACTCTGACCATGCTGGTGTCCTGGGTCCACCTGCATGACCTGCTGGCCACCCGCGGACAGCTGGAGATCGTGTCCGTTGCCTGGCCCGTCGCCATCGACGGTATGGCCATCATGGCTACCGGGCTGATCCTGTCCACCCGTATCCGCCCAGTGTCTGAGCGCGTTGTCCAGAAACTGCTCGGTACTCCTACCGCCAGTGTCCAGGCCGTGTCCACGCCCACGACGGCCGAACTGGAGGACATGTTCAGCCTGGCGGACTTCCTGCCTCAACCGACCGGTCCGACTGTCCCGCTTCCTGTCCCGGTGTCCACGCCCCCGGCGCCGGGACGCAAGGTGACCCGGACACTGGCCCCGACCGAGATGGACAGCGCTGTGGCGGGCCTGCTGTCCCTCGGTGTCCTTGACGTGAAGATCAAGCGGGACGTTGCCGAGGTCTACGGGGTGTCGACCAAGACGGTTGGCCGGCGGATCGCAGCCCTGTCCATGTCCGCCCTGCCAGACGTGGACAGCTGACCGGACAGGACGTAGCCCAGCCCCTTCCAGGGGCTGGGCTACGTGTGCTATAGTACGGGTATGAGCGAAACGATGATCCGGACCGAGACCGCCACTCTCCTCATCCACGTATGCCAGGCCCGCCGCGCGTACCGCGCCACGTTCTCCACCCAGGCCCAGGCCATCGCGTTCCTGGAGGCCCGCAAGTCTACTCACAACTTTGAGGAGATCCGGGACGTGTTCTACCCCGGATCGGGCTCCATCCCCACCGAGTGGGCGGACCTCTTGGACTACGTGTACCCGACATGCGAGCACGGTATGAGCGCGGACCTTTGCTACGGACCGGATCACTTCATGAGCGCCGCCCAGGAGGCCGCCATGAACTGGGATTACTCGGACGCCCCCGCGGGGTTCTGACAGCACGAGGCGCCGCCCCGAGCGAGTGGGGGCGGCGCCTCTGCCTGTGCGGGGGTCAGTATCCCCCGAGCGGTCCGGGCCTTGGCCCGCGGTGGCTGGCGGATCACGCGGTACGCGTCCACATCGCCCTGTCCATGTCCGCCCTGCCAGACGTGGACAGCTGACCGGACAGGACGTAGCCCGGCCCCCGGAAGGGGCCGGGCTACGTGTGCTATAGTCTAGGTATGGAGCAGATCAGCGAGACCTACATCGTCGTTCAGACCACGGCGGCCGGCGAAGACGTCGGCTACTGGGGGAACTTCAAGACCCCCGAGGCGGCCGAGATCTTCCGGTCCCACAGGGCGCTGGAGCTTCTGGATCTCGGCTCGGACGACATGTTCACGATCACGGACCAGGACTTCAATCTGCTGGAGGACTGGAACTGATGAGCATCCGATGCGGCCACTGCCGTCAGCGCCACGAGACCGTGACCGAGGTCAAGGCCTGCTCGCGCCCGAAGCCGACCCTGGAGCAGGCCAAGGCGTACGGGCGCCGCACGGGCCGCTGTATGGTGTGCGGCCGGCGGCTCACTCACCCGGCGAGCGTGGCCGAGGGGATCGGCCCGGTCTGCTCCGGCAGGCTCTGAACGCGAGGCTAGGGCTGCCGGCGCCAGGTCGCAGGACCCGGCAGGGCCACCACCCAGGCGAAGTGCAGGCCGAGGAACGCCAGCCCGAGCAGGGGCAGGTTGACGGAACCGACGTGCACACCGAAGGCGGCCAGGAACCAGACGATCGCTGCTATCAGGGCAAACATGCCAGCAGGATACCCACCGTGAAGCCTGATCGAAACGAAGAGCGAGAGAAAGCCCGGAGCGATCGTCCGCCCCGGGCTTTCCTCGTGTGTCCCCGCGACCAGGCCAGGAAACGTCCCTCAGCCTAGCCCCTTCAGCCACGCCGGGCGACCGCCCGGCGCTCGCGCCGGTATGCGCACGCCGCAGCCTGGCATATCACGCACGCCTCGCCGCGGATGACGTGCCGTTGGTAGGCCGCATACGTCCCGCAGGGCTTCAGCACCCGCGGGTGCAATCCGGCGTGATGCTCACGGTTGTAGGTGGACCTGGCGGCCCTGCACGGATCGCAGGGCGTTTCGCCGAGGACGGCATGCCGTTGATATCCGGCAATAGATCCACAGGCAAGGCGAGCATCCATCACTTGGCCTTGTGGCAGATCAGCTTGTGGGCCACCAGTCGGGCCAGGCTGAAGAAACTGGCGCCGCACTTGCAGTGCCAGGGGTTGGCCTGGCGGAACGGGTCGCTCATACATCCTCCCGAGGGGCGGCCCGAGGGGCCGGCGAGGTGGAGGCCTCGGTGACGAGGTGGACATCCAGCCACGCCAGCCACGACCCGTTCAGTAGCTCGGCGATGCTCTCCAGGTCCGCCTCGGCCACCTGGAGCTGAACGACGGCGCGATCGCGATACATGTTCCGACTGCTGACCAATTCAAAGTGGACTTCCTTTTCGGCCATGTGATGACTCTCCTTCAACGTATGGCGTGTGCTGTGCCGCGCGCCACCGGGCGCCTTTTCGCAGAGTGCCCGGTGGGTACCACGGGTTGCGCCGTGCCGTACAGATGTGACTATCCTCCGGATTGGCCCTTGCCCCGGCCTCGGCCGATGCCGCCTTTACCGCGCTTCGGGGGTGGGTTGGCCGGCGGCCTTTGGGTCTTGGGAGCGTCTTTCTTCCCCCACTTGGCCGGTCGCTTGTCGTCGCCCTTGCGGCTCCAGAACATCAGATCAGGCCGTATCCGTGAGCGAGGTAGCTCACGATACCGAGGACGACCAGGGCCGGGATGACGATGAACCCGGCCGCGGCGGCCAGGGCCTGGCGATGCGTGGCCGAGCTGCTCTTGTGGCCGGTTCCGCCCCCGCCACCTCCGGGCCGATATCCGGGGCCGGGACCGACCCCGGCCTTGCCCCGGCGCCCCGGCGGACGGCCTCCACCAGGGCGGCTCTTCTCCAGGAAACTGCCACGTTCAGAGTGAATGTCCATGCCGTCAACCTTGACACCCATACGGAAAACTGTCAACCTGTTCGACATGAGAAAAAATGTCACGTCGACCGGAGAGGATCCGGCCGACCTACTGAGCTGGTTCATCGACAGTTCTACGGCTGCCACCATCCTGGGCCGCACTCGATCCACGGTGTCAGAGATGGCGGCCACGGGCGTCCTGACCCGGTACGCGGTCGGCACCGCCGTGCTCTACTGGCGCGCCGAGGTGGTCGAGCTGGCCGCGGCGATCAAGCGGGTCAGGGCGCGCTCATGACGCGCCAGGAAGCCCTCATTCTCAAGGCGCTGTCCGGATTCTTCCTGTTCACCCTGGCCCTGGTCATCATCGCTGCACTGGTGATCTTCTGATGGCCGAGATGAGTGCGGACCCGGTCCGCGCGCAGATGATCGCAGCCCTGGACCGGTTCATCGAGCGCACCTACGGGCCGGAGCCGATGCGGGAACAGATGGACGCCTGGGGCGATTTCCTGCGTCTGGTGGCCGACTACGCCGAATCCCGACGGCGCCAGCGAGGCGGGAAGGATCGGCCAGAGACCGTACACGTCAACGCTCCGCCTGGATGCGTCTGCTATTTCTGCACGGGCAGCTGACCAGAGAGGGAGACACAGCGCGGCCTCGGCACCCGAGCGAGGGGAGGTGCCGAGGCCGCTGTCTATGCCCTCGCTCAGCGGTTCCGCTTCAGGTACGCCGTGATCAGGCCGGACACCACGCCGATGCCGGTGGTGGCCAAAGGGACCCACCAGCCGGACCACGAAGTGGTGTCCAGGGAGCCGAGGCCCTGGGCGAGCGCCTGGAGGATCGTCGTAACGACGAACGCCACGGCAAGCCCGGCCTTGCTCTCCTTGGCCAGGCTCTTGGATCCGTCCCCGTTCTGGCCGGCGACAGACGCCGGGTTGGTCGCGTAGGTCATCGCTCTCCCTCTCGTTAGCAGTGATAGGCCGATCGCAGAGCTGCCATCTTGGCAGCAACCGTGCGGCCGGTCAGGGTCGTCGGGGGATGCTGGCGGTACGCATCGCTCTGCGCCACCACGATGGCACAGATGGCCTGCTCACTGGCCAGGCGAGCCGTGCGCTCACGCTCGATCGCACGGTCGTTGAGCTGGAGGCTGATGACCAGCGACAGGACGGGCAGGGTGATCGAGCTGAGCAGTAGGGCCACCCAGGCGTAGACGCCCATACCGCGGTGCCGGATCTGCGTGCGGACCTCGTCCGAGATCTCCTGCTCCGTCACCGGTCAGCCCCCGAGGGCTCGGGCCACGAGGTAAGCGGCGAGTGCGGTCCAGGCGGCTCCGGTGGCTGTGATGGCGCTCCAGGCGTACGGCCCGAGAGCCACCACAGGATGAGTTGCGCCAGCCCCGGTACGCCGACCAGCAGGCCTCCCGTAACCAGCAGGGGCAGGCTCGGCGCGGCCGGCGGGGTGAAGACGATGCCTGCCTGCTTGAGAATGAGCATCCAGCCCCCGAGATATGACGTGAGGTCCCGCAGGATAGTCACGCGTCCAGGTTGCGTGCTCACTCATGGTCCACCGATCTGATCATGATGCCGTGGCCGGCGTTACCGCGTGGACCACGGACACCATACCGAGGCGAAGGGGGAAAGGTCAGACTGCGGGCGGGGCCTGGGCGTCGATGCCCTGGCGCAGCACGGTAGTCAGGGCGTTCCTGATCTCGGCCTCGTCAACGCCGTTGAGCAGCGGCGCCAGGGCGGCGGCCAGGGCGGCCTCGTCCACGTCGTTGATCAGAGGGGCCAGGGCGTTCGCCAGCGCGGTCACGTCGACCGGCGCGGGCAGGGCGGCCTTGAGACCCACCAGGTTCTGGACCGGCGCGGACGCCTTGATCCCGGCGCTGGCCGTGTCCCCGTTGTCCCCCACCAGGAAGCCGCGCAACTGGGCGAGGTCCCGGAAGACGTCGCCCACGGTGCGGTTCGCGTACGTCTCGTCACCGATCTTGTCTGTCAGTTCCATGTCGGTCTCTTTCCACCCCGGGGCCAGCAGGTCCTGGAGTTGGGTCAGCGTTCCGCGGAAGGCGTTGGCGTCACAGGTGGTCTGGCCGCCGATCGTGGCCGAGCTGGAGTATTGCAGGATGGCCGGCGTGGCCCCGCTGTAGGCGCCCCACAGGCTGGAGGAGTCCCCCGGGTAGAGGCCGGCGAACCCGCCGGAGCCGGACACGTACGAGCTGGCCCAGAGCGGGTAGCTCAGTCCGGCCAGCCCACTGCCGTACACCCACTTGGGTGCGTACGCGATCGGCGTGAGCTTGGGCATCTTGGAGTGCAGGCGATCGCAGAACGCCTGGATCTCGGCCCTGCTCGGGACGGTGCTGGCGTCCCCGCCCCACTTCTCACAGTCGGCCTGGAGGATGAACGGCCGGTCCCGCCAGCCGGAGCACTGGCTGTCCAGTCTGGCCAGGAAGTCATCGGCCCGCCCGGACGGGTTGCCCGGGTACAGCACCCAGTAGGCGCCGAGCATCACCTCGGCTGGCGCCAGGCCCTTGACGCCAGCCCACCAGGCGCCGATCTCCGCATCCTCGGCATCCCCACCCGCCTTGTGCGTGATGAACGAGATGCCCTGTGAGATGGCATTGCCGATGCCGGGGGCATCGAAATGGGACATGTCCCAGCCGTAAATCGTCATCGCTTTCCCCTCATCGCGTGCACGATCAGCCAGACGCTGACGCCCGCTAGGGCCAGTGCTCCGAGCAGATTCAGCGCAACCAACATGTAACCAGTCTATAGCCTACGAGAGGGATCCCTATGCGATGAATCGCCAACCGGCCGCAACGTCAGCGGCGGTCACGATGGTACGGTCCATGAGATAGTCACCGGTGTGCATGATCAGCTGAGTATCATTGTGAGCCGGACCGACGTCTCCCTCGTATTCAGCACTCAGGATCGTCAGTACGCCGGATGCCTGTGACTGCACGCTCCAATTGTCAATGCCTGGAGCTCCCGCATTCCACTGCGCGCAGATGGCCGCGCCATTACTTCCGGTATACATGAGGGCCGGATAGACCGGGTAGGCCAATGTCACGGCGCACGCTCCAATTCGACCAGCATCGTACAACCCTGTGTTCCGGTGTTCGTGTTCAGCGTAGCGCCCGTAGTTGTCAGCTGGACACCACCCTCAATGTAATCGGTGGTGCCGTTGCAGTCGATGATGGAAACGATCTCGCCACCCGCTTGTGCCGTGTTGGATGTGGTGCTCGGCTTGACGTTGCCGGTCCTGTCGAATGCCGTACCGTTCTTTGACGTGAAGGCATTGATAGCCGTGGTTATCTGGTTGAACTGAATGGCAGGCCGGACCGTAACCTTGTATCGACCGGCGATAGTCGGAGTCACCCGCGATGGGTTAGTGGTCACATCGTGCCAGTTCAGGTCATCGTAAATCTCTGATCCGGTTCCGAACGTCAGGATCGTGCTGGTTCCCGACGTCAGAGTTTGCGCAGCCTGTTGCTGAAGCTCACACATCGGCTTAGCAGGGCCGTAGCGGATCAGGTCGTTGATGGTCGAGGCGAGGATCGGATCACCGGCTGCCACGTTCGTGTAGGTCATAGCGCGTACCTCCCTGGATTGGCCACGTTGATCGACTCTCCAGCCGCATGCGTCTTGATGACCCCGTTGACCGATCGGACCACGGTCGCGGTCTGTGTCCAGGGACCGGTGCCGGCGGCGGCCGTCATCGCGGACACCGTCATCAACTCACCCGCGACCACCCACTGATAGCCCGTGGACGTCGACCACACGTCACCGAAATTGGCTGTAGTGATGGGCCACGACGTGTTGTTGGCGGTCTTGGAGCTGACCACAGTGGTCGACCCGGAGTCGTACCGGCGCAAGGTCCCGTCGTAGACCGCGGTGACGAACAGGTCTGCGGGCACCGTGGTCAGGGTGACCATGCGGGAGTGGCTGCCGATCTTCTGGGCAATGCCGATGACGATCAGGGAGATGACGTCGGCCACGGCACCGGTGATGGTGACCAGGTCACCGATCACCAGGGCGTTGACGGCGGCCTTGAGCCCGGGGTTCGCCACCAGGTCGATGTTGACCGCCGACCACCGCGGATTGGGCAGGGTGCCCCGGTTCAGCCACCACCCGGCCAGCAGGGGCAGCTCCACACCTTCATTCGTCACGTTGACGTCGATCGTCTGCGGTGTGAGGCCAACCCCGTTCGGCGGGGCCTGGGTCGACATCGGACCCGTGGTCAATTCCTTGGTCACCTGAGAGCCGGTGACGTTGTTGATCGTCACCTTGTTGTGCGTGCCCAGGTCGTCAATGATCTTGTCGAACGGCTCGGAGATGTGCCCGGGGTAGGTCAGCGCCATGGGGGTCTGGTTGTACCGGTCGTTGCGTGTCCGCAAGATGATGCCGATGCCGGTCTTGTTGTCGTAGACCATGCCGTCCTCGGTGGCCTCGCACGACTCTAGAAAGTCGATCAGGGTCTGATTCTGCTGTGGCCCCATCGGCACCGTGGTCGAGGCCGACCCTTTGATCGAGGCGGCAAAGCCTTCCTCTGTCCCGGCTATACGCAGAAAACGGGCACCGACAGTCTCCCCCACGTTCCCGGCAAAGGCTGCCAGCCTGTTGCTGGAGATGAGATTCTGGCTGACCCCATCGACGGCGATGACGTGGCCGATACTCACATCAACGGCGCGACCGGAATAAAATGGCGACTGATTAAATGTGCAGCTGACCAGCCTCCCCGGATTTCCCGCATACGTGCCGGACAGGAAGCCGATCGATCCTGACCCAAGAGTATTGAAATCCCACTCAACCGTGGTGTTGCCACCCGAAAGTGTCGCGGTCAGCGTGCACAGCTGCCATTGTGTCCAGTCGGTAGTACTGAACGGATTGGACGTATTGACCACCAGTGGGTTCACGTTGTCACCGGCCAGCAGGCGCGCGCCGGTGTTGTCGAGTCCCACGAAGACGAACAGGTTGGATGTGCTGGCAGTCAATTCAAACACGTCGTGCGCGGTTCCGGTCGGCTCGATGGCCGCATTCAATTGCATGATCCATGACATCGACCACCCGGTAGTGGTCGATACGGTCGGCAGGAACCGGATCTTCAGGAACGGCGCCGACCCGGAACTGATCTTCACGACGGGATCACTGCCGGGCGGGTTACTCCCGTCCCCGAAGTCGACACCCGCAAAGCTGGCTATCGTGCCAGACACCAGGCCGAGGGGAGTCGTCGTGTTCCGGTCGTCCTCCAGCGGGTAGTGCGCCGTCATCGACGTGAAGCTGAGGCGATCGAATCGGGTCAGCGCGGATCCGAGCAGGGTGGACGACTGGCTGATCCGCTGGAGGACGCCACTCGTCTCCAGGTCAACGGTGGCCCGGCCGCGGGCCGGACTGACCCGGAAGTCCAGTGTCTGCCCGGGACTCCAAGATGTCGCCTCGGCTTCCATCTGGATGACCCCGTCGATCAGCAGGGCCACAGGCGTGTTGCGGCCGGCGAGACCGTACAGGGGGCTCACGGCGTTGGACGGGTCATAGGTGCCCGCGGCGTTGTTCAGGGTCAGCTTGATGTTGCCCGGGCGCAGAGCGGCCCCCTCGGACCCCTGGCCCCAGAGTACCGAGATCTCTTCCTGCACGAACACGTCGGAAGTGATGTCGTGCCAGGAGCCGGAGTAGAACATCTGGAACGAAACGGCCTGCTTACTGGCTGCGACCATTACGACCCCCCAATCCGCGCTGCGCGGATCCGCCACGGTTCCGGACCGCCTTGGAGATGATCTCCACCAGCAGATCATCCAGGCCGGAACCGCGGGAGTCGATCGTCAACGTCATCCCGCCACCACCCGCCCCCGCGACCGAGGTGACTTCCTCGCCACCTTGGAGCATGGCCAGCACATTCGACCCGGGCGTACCCGGCACGGTGCCGCCCTCGTGAAAATGGGGCAACTGGGGCACCCCGATCGAGTCGCCGCCGATGCCCGGCACCCACCCGGGCACTGTCCAGTTAAGCCGTCCGACCGTGTTGTTCCAGGCCGAGGCGACCAGGTTGAAGGCCGCGCGGAACGGGGAGGCGATCGCACTGCCGATCTTGCTGAAGGCGGTGCCGATCCAGTTCGGGATCTGCTTGACGAAATCCCAGGTGGCCTTGGCCGCGGTCTTGATGCCGGACCAGGCCACCTTCCAAATCGTCTGGAACCACTTCGTCTTGGTCGCGATCACCACGATGATGGCGACCAAGGCCACGATGGCGATGATGATCCACGTCGTCGGGGAGGCCGCCTGAGCCGCGTTCCAGGCCCATTGTGCGGCCGTGATCAGGCCGGTGACGCCCACAAGCCCCTGGAGCAGGGGCGCGTACGTCTCGACCATGCCAGCCCACTTGGCCAGGTCCGGCGGGTTGGCCGCGCGCTGAGCGTCGTTGAGGTCCAGTTGGGCGCTCTTCGCGTCGATGGTCGCCTGGTTGCCGTCGCGCAGCGCCTGGGCGCCATCCTCGTGTGCCTGCTTGAGGTCCTGCTGGGCCTGGGACATGTCGATCGTGTCCTGCTTGGCCTCCAGGCTGTTGGCCCCGTACTGCTTGACGTCCGCCGCGTGCTGTTTGGTCGCGGTCGCCAAGTCGAGGTTGGCCTGGGTCGCGTCGATGGTCGACTGGCCGGCGTCGATGTTCGCCTGGGAGCCGTCCCGGATGGCCTGGTTCAGGTCTTCCTGGGCCTGGGAGACGTCGACAAGTGAGCGCTGTTGCTTCTGTTGCTTCTCATAGTTGATCGAGGTGGCAGAGGATAGGGCGGTCAGTCCGTCCGTGACGTTGCCGATGGCGTCCGATGCGCCGGACACGGCGTTGCCCAACTTGGAGTAGCTGTCCAGGAGGCTGCCGGACTCCTTGGAGGTCTTGGCCATGTCCGTGGACGCGCCCGTGCTGGCCTTGCCGACCGCTCCCACCGAATCGGATGCCTTTTTGGAGGCCTTGGCCAGGGAGGCGGAGTCACCGGCGAATTCGACGTTGACGATATTGCCGCTCATGACTTCACCTCCAGGCCGGCGGCCGTGACGACATCCGCCAGGGCTTTCTCTAGCGCTTTCTGGATGTCGACTTGCTTTTTGGCGATCGTCGGATAGATGTACCGGCCCGAGCGGTAGAAGTCCCGCACGACCGACTTGTGCCTGCCGACCTTTCCGCCGAAGTCGAGCCAGGGGTAATACGGGACCCGCGACCCGCCAGCCGCGATCCGGGCCGACGTCCGCGTAGACTTCACCTTGATCGACTTGGCCGCCGCGCCGGACTTGCGCGGGACCAGCGGGACCGCGGCCTTGACCACGATCTCGGCAACGCTGTTGAGCGCGATCCTCAGGCCCTTGGGTGCCTCGGGTCCGACCTTTTTGAGCGCGGACGCCAGCGGCTTCAAGCCCTTGACGGAGGTCACTTCGAAGTTGGTCACCGAACCCCTCCCATCGCCAACTCTTGCTGCTGCCTCTTACGCCCGAAGTAGATCGACCACTCCGACCACTCCCGCGCCGGGAGTGCGCGCACCTGGGCCAGGCTCAGATGCAGCTTCTCAGCGAGGTAGAAGTCGAAGTGATACGCGCCGTCAGTCTCCAGCCTGATCCACGTCGCTTTTCCCGGCGCCCTCGCCGAGGCCGGACAGGTCCCGGATGGCGTTCGTGACGTCGGCAAAGATCCGCACCGTGCCAGCGGAGCGCTGCCACTGCTGGACCTGGGCCAGGGTCATCGCGGGCCGCACGAGGCCAGCGGCCACGTTGCGTGCCTCGATCAGTGCGGTGTCCTCGGTCCCCGCTCCGGAGTCCAGCAGCTCCTTGCGGGTCAGCCCCCGGACCTTCACCGCAGCCCCGTTCGGGAGCTTGACGTCGACCGTCTCGGCTTCCTCCACAGGGGTGAGCAAGCTGGCCGCGCTGGCGTACACGGGCGCGCCCGTGGCGTAGTCCTGCTCCAGCGTCTGGCCTGGCGGACTGCCGTGCACCTGCTCTTCCATGTCTCTCTCCTTGGGTGATGCGGTTACGGCTGAGGTGTGGAGTTGACGTCGTCGGAGAACTGGACGTCCAGTGCCCAGGTGATCATGTCGGCCACCGGGTGTGTTTGGGTGTATTTGGTGATGATGCAGTTCACCTGGTCCTGCGGAAGGCCGGAGCCTGTCCCCTCCGGACGGTGCTGGAACACGACGTCGGCCACCCCGAGCAGGGGCATGAACGTGGCCTTGGGGCCGGTCACGAGCGTCGAGTCATAGAAGCCCGAGATCGTGGCGTTGCCGTTGAGCAGGCCGGCGCTGAAGACATGGCTGTTCTTGCCGTACGTCGTCGTGTCGTGGTTGTCGGGATTGAATTCGAGCTGGCTGTTGTTGGAGTACTGCGTCAGGTCGACCGCGTTGAGCAGTACCGCGGTCTTCCGCCCGTGAATCTTTGCCATGTCTGATCCTCCGGGTCAGCTCGACGTACCCACGACGATGACGTCATAGGTGACGCCGGTACCGGCGCCCGAGTTGGTGAACGTGAGCAGGTCCCCGGTGGCAGCCACCACGGTCGGGGCGGTCGTGCCCGGCGCGGCCCAGGCGAAGATCCCGCCCGGCATGATAGAGATCGTCGGCGTGGTCCCCGCGAAGAGGCCCGAGACGCCATTGCTGGCCGGCGGGCCGACCGTCACGTTGTTGGTGTTCGCGGCCAACGCCCGGACGATCAGCATCTTGAGCTTGACGATCGTGAAGGTCACCCCGAACACGTCCGTGACCGAACCGGCCAGGTCGAGCGTGGCCGTGCCGGACGCCGCGATCGTGTTGGTCAGGGTGTAGATCTTGTCCGCCTGGCCGGTTGCGACCCCGGTGAGCATCCGGATCGACTTGTTGGCCGTGATCGGAACGGTGCCGACACCCAGCGGCGGAGTCGTTGCCGCATACAGGGCGGTCACGTTCAGGTCGAGCGTTGTCTGAAGTGCCATTCGAGACCTACTTTCCCGTGCCCCAGATGTCTACGAGCCACGTACAGGAGATGTAGTCGACGCCCGCCATGGTGAAGACGTCGAAGGATGCCGTACTGACCCGTATCTCATCAAAGCTCTCATATCCCGGTATCTCCAGGACTGCCTTCAGCCCGGACGTTCCGCCCGAGGCCAAGGCCATCACGCGCTTGCGGGAGGTCAGCAGGGACACTGCACCGGTGACCGCGACGATCTCCCAGTCGACGATCTTGTCCATCCCGCGGCCGTACGTCTCGTCGTAGTCGATCGACTTGGGATACGACAGGATGATGGCTGGCGGAGTCAGCGACTCCGGCGGATTCGGGTGGACGTAGATGTCCGCCCCGAGCTGCTTCAGGCGCTCGGCCAACTCATCGGCCACGGCATTGATGTCCACTACGCGGCCCACCAGTCCCGCAGGAAGGGCTTCAGCGTGGTCCGGAAGTCCGGATCGAGTTGGGCCAGCAGGCGCAGCTCTGAGCCTTCCGCGGGGGATCCGGCGATGCCGAACGGGCTGTCCCGGCGCTTGGCCAGGCGGGCCGCCTGGAGCAGCACACCGATCGGGACCGCGGCCGGTACGGCGGTCCAGCCGAAGATGGCCGTGACCGTGATCGTGCCCAGGCTCGGCGGGGCCGGGAAGACGCCACCGAAGAATCCGGCCAGATTGGACGCCGTCCGTAACTGGGTGTACGGCAACCCCTTGGCCGGGTTGTTGCGCGGCCACAGGGTGTACGTCGTCACCGGGACGGTACCGGCGAACACCGTCATGCCGGTGATGTTCTGGATGTCGTCCAGCTCATAGATGTACTGCTGGAGATGGGCGTCGAACACAGGATCGTAGAGCCTGGCCTGGGTCGTCCCGGTGTTGCCGAACTGCCGACCGCAGTAGTCGTCCACGTTGCGGGAGGTGGCAGTGATCCACGACGCGATGAACGCATCGTTGTCGGCATCGAGACCGCCGCGGATGTAGGTGCGCACCGTCGCGATGTCCGTATAGTCCGGCATCCAGGTCATCTGCCACCTCCTTTCAACGTGTTGATCTTACGTGGACGGTCAGAGGTTGTGCGGGATGGCCAGCACGACGGCGCTGACCACCAGCGTGTCCGTGGTGCCCGCACCCCGGGTCGCCCGGAGCCTCAGCCAGGGGCGGCCGGACTGGAGCTGGACTGCCACCGCAACGGTCTGGTTGCCGGTCGCCGCCGCGGGCAGAGTGCTCGTGATGGCCGTGGCCGGCGTGCCGATCGACCCGGCCGAGTCGTTCGCGTCCTGGACGGAGAACGACGTCGAGTCGGTGGTGCCCGCCGTGGTGCCCCGGAAGATCACCACGATGCGGTCCAGGGACCGGTAGGTGGTGCCCAGCAGGGTCAGCAGGTTGATGTCGGCGGTCAGGTTCAGCGTGGTGACGGTCGCGATCGACCCGGTCGACGTCGCGACGACGCGGGGGAGAACTAGTTCCTTGGCGGTCATGCCGTCTCATCTCCATTCGGAACCGGCGCATAGTCGGCGGGGACGCGGACGACCGCACCCGACTCCGGGTCGGTGATCAAGGTGGTTTCGGGTGCGTCGGCCGGGATCGGCATGCCGTCGAGACCGAGCACGGGCACGACGATGGTCGCCTCGGGCTCGGCCGGCGCGGTCGGCTCGGCCGGCGCGGTCTCGGTCTCTTCGCGCTCCGGCTCGACGGCCGGAGTGTCATCGCTGGCAGGCTTGCGAGTCGCCATCGTGAGCGACCTTCCTTCCGTGGTCTGGCCGGCGGCCGGGTGAGGAGAGAGCACACCCGGCCGCCGGGAACAGGGAGCCGGGATCAGCTGTGACCGGTGCCGATCATGTAGGCGTTGGAGTCCTGCTGGGTCGCGTCCATCCGCGCCCAGGCCGTGAACTCCACCTGACGGTTGGCCATCCGGGTGTACGGGTTGACCAGCAGCTGCACGTCGGCCACGTCGCGGACGATGAATCCCTGCTGGATGTCGCCGAACGCGATGGCCGGCGTGGTCGGGCTGGCGTTGACGTAAGTCGGCATCGCCTGGTCGATGGTGACCGGGAAGTCCAGCAGCAGGCCGGGCTCGGAGTTGGTCACCTGGATGTTGCTGGTGCCACCACCGACGTAGACGTAGTCACCCGATGTCGGGTTCTTGATCTTCTTGATGGCGGCGAACGTCAGGTCGGAGAAGACCCACCGGGCGTTGGCCCGGTACGCCGGGTCGACCGAGTGGACGAAGTTGACCAGGTCCTCGTAGATCAGGCCCGTGTTCGCGGTCGCCAGGGTCAGCGCCTTGCCGGTCACCAGGCCGAGCGGCTGGGCGACGCCCGTACCGGTGGCCAGGTGGACGGCCTGGATCCGGCCAAGCCGGATACCCAGCAACCGGGTCAGCAGACCCTGGATGTCGAACGCGCTGTCCTGCATAAGCTCCAGGGAGACCCGCAGCGGGTTGCTGGCGCCACCACCGGCGACGTAGGAGTACGCGCCGAGCGCGTTGGAGCCGAACTGCAAGTCCGCTCCGGCCGAGAACGTGTTGCCCTCCTGGACGATCTCACCGACGTTGGACGTGTCATCGATGGTCGGCCAGTCGACCGGGTTGCCGTTGCCCGTGGTGTACCGGTCGGCCACAGCGCCGATACCGCCGTACGCCTTCAGGCGCTCGATCAGCTTGGTCCGGAACAGGTCCGGGACGAGGTAACCGCCCTGGGCCGGGACGCCACCGGACTGGTCGTTACTGATCTTCAGGTCGTCGTTCGGGCGGCCGGTCCGGACGTAGTTCCAGAACGCCTTGTCGTAGGTGTCCTCGGTCGAGGTGCCACCACGCTTCGGCTGGCCGGCGGGGGTCACGACGATGTTGTACGCCGCGTTCCGCTTGCGGATCTCGTCCGACTTCTGGACGCTCTTCAGCTCGTTTTCCATGCCCTCGTACGAGGACACCTCGTCATCGGTGAGCACTCGATCAACGGCACCGTCGATCAGGGCGCTCTGTGCGGCCAGAATCTCTTCAATCGTCCGCATACTCGTCTACCTTCCTGTGAGCACGCGAACGCGCGCCCTGATCATCTGCGACCGGACAGCGTCCGGCCCGTCTTGAGTGTCCGCGGGTATGACGGGGTCTTCCTGTGGATCGTTCGGGTCCGGTTCCGGGTCGTTCGGGTTGTCCGACCCGGCAACCTTGTCCGCCAGGCCTGCGTCCACGGCCTGGTCGGCCGAGTACCAGGTCTCGGCCAGCATGGCGGCCCGCCACATTTCCGGCGACCCCCCGGCCTTGTCCGCGTAGAAGCTGGAGATGTCCGCGGACACGCTGTCCAGCAGGTCCGCGTAGTCCCGCATGTCCGCGGCGTTGCCCCAGGTGGCCCCTGCCGCATCGTGGATCATCATCCGGCCGCCCTTGGCGATGTCCACGCTGTCCCCGGACATGGCCAGAAAGGACGCCGCGGATGCGGCGAGTCCGTCGATGTGGACGTCCACGGACGCTGGTGTCCCGCGCAAGGCCTCGAACATGGCCACCGCGTCGAAGACGAACCCGCCCGGGGAGTTGACGTGAAGGTCCATGGCCGGCGCCTGGACGGCGTGGACAGCCTGGACAAAGGATGCGGCGTCCATGTCCCAGCCGCCAATGACGTCGTAGACGTACAGCTTGGGCTTGGCCGTGTCCGCGGCGGTCAACCGCCACGCTGGGGTTGTCCGCTCCGGGATGTCGTTGGTCAGTCGCCACATGGCCCGAAGTCGGGACAGGTTACTGATCGGTCGCACGTTTGGCTCCCTTGCCGGACGAGACGGGCGGTGCGGCCGGCGGGACACTGAGCCGGGCGGGCGGTTGGACCTTGTAGCCCCGGGGGCGATCCTCGTCCGTGGCCTGTTCTGTCCCGGACACTGTCCGGAATTCGATGTCCAGGGCCGCGTTCCGGCCGCGGGTCACCCGGACCTGGACGGGTGGGGACCACTCCTGGGCCGCGAGCATCTCGGCCAGCTCGGGGGTGATCCCGATCGTCTCGTATCCGTTCACGCCGCGGTCACCTGTTTCTGGTCATCGGTGGTCGGCACCGGGTCGAGCACGGAGTCCTCGTCCAGTTCGGGCCGGATGTCCAGACCCTCGGTCTGTGGCAGGGGCGGCCGGTTGCGCAGCGCCCTGCCCTCGTCGACCGTGAGCAGGCCGGCGCCGATCTCAGAGATGATCAGGGCCACCTCGTCCTTGGGCGAGGGCCGCTCCAGGCCGGAGAAGTCGAACTCCACCCACCGCGGCTTGGCCAGCAGGCGGGAGGCGCGCTGCTCCAGCCGGGAGGCCCATGGCGCGAGGACGGTGCGGCCCATGGCCCGGTTCTGTTCGTCCACGCCGGTACCCCAGGACGTCTGCTTATCCGTCTGCATGAGCAGGTGGGGCGGAACGCCGGTCCAGCGGGATATCTCCTCGATCTGGAACTGGCGGGACTGGAGGAATTGGGCGTCGGAGTTGGTCATCGTCCAGGGGCTGAAGTTCAGTCGCCGGTTGACGATGGCGATTCCGCCAGCGTTCTCGTACCCGGTCATCGCGTTGTTGATCTGGCGCCGCAACTCCGGGATGTCGTCGATCACTTCAAGGTCGTCGGCCGGCGTGGCGATGCCCGAGATCATGGCGCCGGACTTGAACATCCTGGCCGCGGACCGGTCGGCGGATATCGAGGTGGCCATTGACTGCCTGCCGACGTTCAGCAGGCCCAGGCCGGTGAACTTGTCACTGGTCATCGCGGGGACGTAGAAGAAGTCCCGGTTGTCCAGCTTGACCTGGGTCCCGTCGTTCAGAGTGACGATGAACCAGATGCCCCCGACCGGGAACCTGTCCGGATTGTTGTGTTCCTCGCGCGTCGGCTCACAGGTGTACCAGGACAGCGGGTGAACCAGGGGGAGTCTGGCCAGGCCGCCTGCCTGGTTGAACACCTTCAGGGCGCCCGCCCGGCCGTAGAGCAGGGAGTGTAGGAACAGCGTCTCTTTCCACTCGAAGACCGTCTGGCCGTCCGGCCCGTCCGGGTCGTCGAAAACGGATGGGACGCGCTGGATCACCTCGGTCTTCGGATCCTCCCGCAGCGACCGCAGGGGCAGCATGGCCAGGGTGCCCGAGATCAGGGAAACGGCGCGGAAGACCGCCGACAGGCCAAGCGCAGACGCCTCTCCGACGATGATGTCAGAGAAGTCCGCCAGGCCGCCGGGGGAGAACAGGGCTGCGAGGCTCGGGTCGGAGATCGAGGTTAGGACGTTGGACGGCTCAATGTCCCTACGTCTAGACCACGGCCATTGCATGATCGGCATCATAGCCTACGGACGTCGTATCCTGCCCGTATGGGAGTGATGAGGGACGAGGTTGACGGGGCGCTGGCGGACGGTGTGCCCGATCGCCGGGACGCCGGGGCGGTCGCGCTGTTGCGGACCTACGCCGACCTGATCGATGCGGCCGGCGTGCCCGGCAAGTACGCCGAGGCGCTCGACTGGCTGATCGCCGTGGCCGCACAGTCCGAGGACCGGGCCGCCGACAAGCACTCCCGGGCCATCCTGCTGGCCCTGAGCCACCAGAGCGCCACCTCCGACCTGGGACCGAAGATGCTGGCGGCCATGGAAGCGCTCCAGCTCACGCCGCGGGCACGCAAGGCCGCGATCCCGGGGTCGGACCGCAACGGCGTGAAGTCCCCGATCGATGAGTTGCGGGACAAGCGCAAGCGCCGGGCCGGAAACGTCGGATGATCGCCAACGCCCGGGCCGCCCGGGCCACCCCGGTGGTGCACCTCGGATCGACGCTCCCTCGGATCTTCACCCCGCCGCTGCGGGAGCTGGCCTGGGAGACGTCCTACGGCTACGACGTCGTGGACTTCGCCGAGGCGATCGGCTGGCCACTCGACCCCTGGGAGCAGTGGGCCGTCATCCACCTCGGGGAACTCCTGCCGGACGGCACGCCGCGGTTCCGGTTCGTCCTCATGCTGGTGGCCAGGCAGAACGGCAAGACGACCCTGCTCCGGGTCCTGACGCTCTACTGGATGTTCGTCGAGCGTCACGACCTGGTCATCGGCACGTCCACCTCCCGCGACACGGCCAAGTCGTCGTGGCGCGAGGTGGTCAAGATGGCCGAGACGGTCGACGTCCTCACTGAGAAGATGCCGGCGCTGCACACCAGGGAGACGATCGGTGAGGAGATGTTTTTCACCGATGGCTGCGAGGCCACCTGTCGCCTGCCGCACGACCACGAACCGATCTCCACCTACCGGTTCGCGGCCCCCAACAGACGCGCTGGCCGCTCGTACACCGTCAAGCGGGCCGTGCTGGACGAATTGCGCGAGCATCACACCTGGGACGTGTACAACGCGCTGATCAACGCGGGTAACGCCGTGCCCGATTTCCAGGCCGTGGCGATCACCAACCAGGGAGACATGAACGCGGTCGTCCTGGACTCGATCCGCGACTCCGCGATCGGGTTCATCGAGACCGGGGTAGGGGACCCGCGCCTATTCCTGGCCGAATGGTCCGCCCCCAACGGCGCCGATCCGACCGACCCCGAAGCGCTGGCAGCGGCCAACCCTAACCTGAACCGGCCCGGTCGCATCCCGCTGGACGCGCTCATGGGGCAGGCCATTCAGGCGAAACAGGCCGGCGGGGTGCGCCTGGCGGACTTCCGGACCGAGGTCCTCTGCCAGCGCGTGACCCTGCTGGACCCGGCCATCGACCCCGAGATGTGGGATGCGGGCCACGGCATGGTCGCCGACCTGGGCCAACTCCGGCGTCAGGTCGGGGTCTGCCTGGACGTGGCCCTGGACGGCACGCACGCCACGCTGGTGGCCGCCGCGGTGATCGATGACCTGATCCACCTGGACGTCATCCGGTCGTGGTCCGGCCACTCCGCCGTTCAGGGTGTTCGCGCCGAGCTGCCCGCTCTGATCGAGCGGGTCAAGCCGCGCCTGTTCGGATGGTTCCCGGCGGGGCCGGCGGCTGCCATCGCCGCGGACCTGAAGGCGGGCCGCGGCCGTGGTGCGGCATGGCCACCCCGCGGGGTCCGGGTGGAGGAACTGCCGCCCGGCTCGATGCCCGCCATCTGCATGGGCCTGGATCAGCAGGTCCGGGCCGGAGCGCTGGTCCACGATGACCCGCTGCTGGACGAACAGGTCAAACGCACCCAGCGCCTGAGGCGCGGGGACACCTGGACGTTCACCCGGTCCGGTTCCGAAAGTGTGGACGGCACGTACGCCGCGGCTGGCGCGGTCCACCTCGCCCGGACCATGCCCCCGGCCCTGGGTCCGGCCGCGGCAGGATGATTCATCGATCTAGATTGATCTCCCGGGGCCATCACACTCTGTATAGTGACACAGAGTGACCCAAGCGATTACTACGCACGGTGACGAAAATCGGGGCCGGTCCAAGCCGGTCCGGAAGGGCGTCCCGATGTGCGCTTGTGAACGGATTCACAAGCCTCTGACCAGGGCAAATGCAAATTGCTGAGGTTACCACACAAAAAGAAACAC